TCGGAGATTCTCAGGCCATATTCATACTTAAGCGGTGCTACCTTGACAGGTGCCAAGGCGCCGCCGCCGTTGGTCTTGGTGCCGCTTTCTGCGACTAAGTCTGCTTCCTGATCCAGACTGAAGGTGAAGACATCCGTGCCGACAAAGGGAATCGGTTCATCACCGCATACCTTGGCGATAGCACTTTCGCCAGCGACCTTAGAGAAAATTTCGTTTGACACCTTGCGGGGCAGAATGCCCTGCGTGTTGTCGATAATCTGTGCCATAGTATTGGCTCCTTTCTATCATTTCTTGAGACTGTTGAGCATTTCGCGGTAAGGTTCATCCGCGTCTGCCCGCGTCTCTTCCGTTGTGCGCGTGTAACTCTGCTGTGCTCCAGCCCCGTAGAGCTTGGCAAGCTTTGCTGCACTCGCTTCGATGGCTTCTGCATCGTCGCCACGCAGGAACTCTGCTGCCTCTGCAGGCAGCTTGTGTGCGGCTGCCGCCTTGGCCTTGGCGGCTTCTGTCTTGAGCGTTTTGATCTCAGAGTCTTTTGCTGCCAGCTGCTGTGTAGCGGTCGTCAGCTTCTCTGCGTCTGCCGCCTGTGCGGCCTTGATCTTTTCGAGCTCTTCCGGTGACGTCCATCCGGTGTAGCCCTCTCTGACCCTTGCTTCGGCGCGCTGAATGCGCTCCTTGATGCGAGAATCGAACTCTTCCTGTGTGGTGATTGCTGTAAACTCTGCCATGTAATATAACCTCCCTGTTTATTCCGCCTGGTAAGGCGTAAGTGTATATAAGTGCCCGGAGGCTCTTAATACGTAATTTTCTGCTTTCTGCGCTCTTTTGCTGTACTTGCCAGCCAATATGCCAGTGCGAGGCTCTCAACGATAGACACGTCGATACCTGCCTGCATGCTTTTAAAGCCGAAAGCCCCGTTAGTGCCGATCAACCGCTTCTCGCAGTGCGCTACGGCCTGCGTGACTGAGGGCTGTCCGGCGTGTGTGATAGTTTCCGCATCTATGCCGCTGCGGAAGGCGGCGTATGCTGTGATGGCTTCTGCCGTGGTTGGCACCAGCGCATGCACCTTGAGCCCGCTGGTCTCGATTTCCTGAAGCAGCAGCTCTGCTTTGCCTCTGCCGTCTATGGCAACTGAGCGTAAATCCGCTGCCTTGAGAAAGCGTAGGACCCATTCGAGCCCGCGCGTCTGAGACTGACAGTCTATGGTCTCCAGGAAGATCCGACCAGCTGTGGTCTTGACCGCTATAGATAAGCTGCAGTTGGCCCCGTCGGCGCCAAACTTGATGCCCGCATAGAGCTTGCCCTTAAAGGCTGGCAGCTGCTTGCACTTAAGACTGAGCCACTCTGCCTCGGAGATCTCGCTTTTCAACTCGTATGAATGCCAGTAGCCGAGCCTCTGGATCAAAAAGTCCAGGTCATCACTGCCTGTAAGCTCCGTGCGGATCGTGCGCTCTCTGAGCACATAGCCCAGCGATGGGTTGACCTTGTACCAGAGCTCCGGGTCGTCGTAGCTCTCCGGTTTTTCGTATGTGCTCCACTCTGCCCAGCCGGAGTCGTACCCGGCGCCTGCGAGACACTGCTGCCTGTAAGCCCGGAATACGTCGCCCTTGCTCTGCGTCGTCGGCGGTGTACCGACCAGCACTGTGTGCGGATTCGGGCTGGCTGCGATCGTGTATGTAAGAGCTCCCTGCTGCCCGCTGGTATACTCTTGAGCTTCGTCGATCACTAAGAGATCGAAGCTTTCACCGATTCCGCCTGCCTCGGTCCTTGTTCTGAAAACCGCTGTGCCGCCGTTTGTGAGCCGGATCTCTTCCAACCCGTACTGCTTGGGCGCCTTGAAGCTTTTCTCCGGCGGCTCCTCGCCTTTCTTGCTCCTGCCGATTTCTTTGTAGCCGCATGCTGTCAGCAAGTCGCACAGCTTCTTCCAGGCGCTGTGAGAGGTGCTTGTCTTGTGCGCCGTGTGGCAAATACGCTCTCCGTGCACCAGAGCCCAGAGCTCTAACATGAGCAGGATCTCGCCTTTACCATTTTGTCGGGGCACCTCATACCCATACCGCTGGTGGACGTATAAGCCTTCCGCATCAACTGCCAAGAGATGCTCAATCTGCAGCTGCTGCCAGGGCAGCGCGGTCCTGCCGGACTGCTCATACAGTTCCACAGCCTCTGCACCGTGGCTGGTTTCGTACGGTAAGACGATCGACTGTGTGGGGTACTGTGACCCGAGCCTAGCAGCCGCTGCCGGGGTAGTCGTCATCGCGCTCATCCGGCACCTCGTCGTCAATATCCAGCTTAAGGTACATGCTCTCCAGCATCGCAGTACTCAGACTCTGTACCAGCGTCTCATCGCGGCTGAGATCCTCTCTGCCAATAGCCACCAGCAGCCCGTGCACGACCTCGTGCATCAGGGTTGCGTAGCGTACTGCCTTAGCGGCGGTTTTGTTGATTGTGATCTTCGCCTTGCTGTAGTCGATCTGTCCAAAGTGAGTGCCATCTGCGGTGAATGTGTCCTCGCCTTTGATGACCTCGTACGGGATGCCTCCAATAGTGATCTGCATTTTACTTGCCCTCCTTCTTATATATAGTCAGATAGGCGTCCAGGCCTATCTGCTCTATCAGTTCGCGGTCTCTGTTGTATGTAATCGCTGCTCTCTTGGCACTCCAGCCCCAAGCCTGCGTAATTCGCTCGACCGCGGCCTTGCGTGCCTCTGCAGCTTCTTCTTTTGTGGCCTGCTCTTTTGCTGCCTGCTTCACTGCTTCCCTGGCTCGCTCCTCTGCCACCTGCCATGTGTGTGAGTGGTCCCAGGCGTCCTGAGCAGTGCGGCGGAAGCGGTAAGTGCATGTGCACCTGCAGCCCTTGTGGCGTCGGAAGATCGCATCATCCATGCTTGCACGGCTCACATATGTATACGTGCCTGCGAGCTCTTGACACCACTGGCACGGCACCTCGTACTGGCTGGTATAAGTGCGCCCTCTGACAATTTGCCGCCGGGTGCGTGTGCTGTGTGCTTCGGTGGTACGGATGATCTGAGGCTCAAGTCCTGCCGCCTCTGCGATCGGTGCGTTGCGGCGGATCGTGTCATCCACCGTGCCCATGCCGTATGACTGCAGCAGCTCCTTGATGCTCCTCTGCGCCTCCGGGTCGTGTATGTCCTGATAGCCGGAAACGCTCTGTGCGACGCCGCGTATGGCGTCTGCGTTGTACTCGGCTTTGATGGCCCGTAGCTTGACTCCTGCTCGCTCGTACATCCTCTGCTGCACGCCCTGTGCGATCTCGGCGATGAGGTCCCTGTCCAGCTGCATGCTGGAGCTTAATGCTTCTAAGGCGTTCTCGCTGGTGAGCCACTTTAAGTGCTCCAACTTGACGTCGAAGGCTTGCCAGAGCAGGTCTCCGAGGCGGTCGGCATAAGCATTGACGGCTCCGAGATCGGAGCCTGTCTGCAGTTCCTGTGTCATGCGCCGGAGCTCTCTGTCCTTTGAGATCAGGCGCCGGAAAGCTTCCAGCACTCCGGGTCCGAAGTGGTAACTATTCTCCGCTGCCATCCTCGGTCACCTCAATGCCTGTGAGATCCTTGAGCACCTGTGCTGTAGTGGTACCCGGTACTGCCTGGGAGATCTTGACGGCTGCATCGCCTACAGCTCCAATCGCCGAAGCGTCCGGCTCAAAAATCGGTTCCCACTCTGTACGCATCATGTATGCCAGGGTGCGCGGGTGCTTTGTGTCATCTCTCACACAAGCTGCAAGCCACAAAGCGTCGCGGAATGACCGCCCGTAAGAGCGCTGTGCTTTACGTGCCATGAGTCGTAGGGTCTCATGCGAGGCTCTGATCGCGTCGTAGCTTGATGGGTTGCTCTGTGGGAAACCCAGGTCATCCAGTGTCAGACCGGTCTCTCCGGCAAATAAGCTCGCCGTCATACGGAGCTGGTCCACATAAGGTGCCATGGATTGCTGTGTGAACTGCCCCGGTGTCGGTGAGTCGCCGTCCTCGTCCTTACTGAAGGTCAGAAGCGTAGAGACTGTAGCGCGCCAGGTGTCCATGGCGTCCGCGTCGGGGTCCAGGCCGGTCACGTACTTCTGCGGGAAGCTGTAGAACTCCCCGCTCACTTCGGCTCTTGTCAGCGTGGACTCTGCGTACCTCTGCAGGTACATACAACTACGACTGATTCGGCTATGTCCGAAGGGCCTCTTGCTGTCCGGCTTATAGACTACTGGGACCAGTAGCGGAATGCCTGAGGGGTTCGGCTCTCTGAGCCCTGGGCGCCCGTTTTCATAATACTGTGTGCACTCCGAGGTAAAGTGTGCTTCCAGGATCGGGTGCCCTTCCGTGTCACGGTCCAGCACCGCGTAGCCTTCCTTGAGCAGTCCGGTCTGCTCGTCGATGATTCCCGTCGCGTCCCTGGCTGTGAGCACTGAGATCTTGGGCAAGTTGCCGTCGTCACCGTGTGCAACCTGAATGAAAGCACATGAGCCAATCAGGCTCTCTCTGATCGCGGAATCGGTCAAGAGGTCCATGCCTGCTGCCTCTGCGATCGCATCTGTCATGAGCGCGTCGGAGTCTTCTGCGATACCACGCCAGATGAGCCTGTCTGCCAGCGCGTCTACTCCCTTGGCACACCAGCCCAGGCAGGAAGCGTACAAGCCTCGGAGCCATGGCGGCGTGGTGATAGACGCGGGCCGGTCGGAGGCTTTCATCTCATAATACTGATATCTTTTCTCCACGCGTGCCTGCTTGCGCTGGAGCTTGCTGCGCAGGTACTCAATGCCTTTGTTCTGGTACATAACTGCCTCCTATAACAAAAAAGGGCTGTTAGCCCTCACTAATCTGCGAGATATTTTACGACACACCGCTTGCTTATCCGCGTCAAGACTTCAGGGGTCCTTACCCCGCCTTGTAGTGCAGCCAGTCCACGCTCTGCGGTAAGACCCGATTGCCTATTGGCTTGGCTGCTGCCAAGCTTCCGGCGTGTTCCTCTTCGGTGAGCTTAGAGCCCTTGACCTGATTGCAGATCAGGTGCGCCAACTGTAGGTTGTCCAGACTGCTTGGGTGACCGCCTCTGGCTATAGGGACGATATGGTCCACTGTGGCTGACAGTGGGTGAGGAAACTTCAAGCTTTTATCCACTGGTAAGCCGCACAGAGCACATACCTCATCTCGTGCGAGTATGAGCTTTTTGTTTCTGTCGTATGCGGCTTTGTGGCTTCCACTTTGATCTGGTCGGAATGTCTTTCTCATATAAATATAGGCTGGTCGCCAGGAGGACCTCACCAACAAAAGGCCCTGTCCGCGTGTGAGAGGCACGCGCGCCGTGGCAGCAAAAAGTAAACGTCTCTGGAGGAAAAAGTGACCTAGTGCCAGCCTTTCCACGGCATATAGAAAAAGGAGCTCCTAGCTCCTTTCCTACACCTATATATTAGCACAGGTGAACGGGACAAAAGGGACAAATTCAACTTTTTTCTAAAAGCCTATAAATTTTTGTTTTGGCGCTGTCCAGCCCCATGCTCCATGGCATCAGGCGCTGTGTGCACACTGCCCAGCTGTCTCCAAGCAGGTAGTGTGCCCTGATGATCGCACGGGCCTCTACGTCGTCCAGCCCGTCGATCCAAGCCTCGATGGCTTCCAGCTCCTCAGCCAGCTCCTCCTGTCTCTCCTGCAGCCTGCCCTGAAGCGTCAGGATCCTGCCGACTGCATCGGCTGTGGGGTCGCTGTCGCGTGTGCCAGGAGCGCCCAGAACCTCGCGTCCATTGGGACAGGTGATCGGTGTGTATAACTCCTCGATTTCCCTCTGGATCATGCGGATCTCTGCACGGAGACCCCTGAGAGCCTCCAGTCTCGCACGGGTCATCATGCCTGATCACCTCCGACGATGGCGGCTCTCACGGCTTCCAGATAAGCTCTCTGTGAGCCGTCTTTGCGTTCCAAAGCCGCCACTATCTGATCGTCTACAGTGCCGTCACACACGATCCTATGGACCTGTACGGCGTGCTGCTGTCCGGTCCTGTGCAGGCGTGCGTTGGCCTGCTGATACAGCTCCAGGCTGTAGGTGAGGCAGTACCAGATGATGATATGCCCTCCGGCCTGCAAGTTGAGTCCGTGACCCATGCTGGCAGGGTGTGCCAGCAAGATTCTGATCTTACCCGCGTTCCAATCTGCGATGTCCGCTGCGCTTCTGATGGTCCTCGGGCTGTAAGCTGCCAGGTGCTCCATGAGCCTGTCGTAGTCGTGCTGGTAGTGGTAATAGACGATCACTGGCTCCTCAGTAGCCTCCAAGATCTCATCGAGCACTGCGAGTTTCTCCGTGTGGATCTCTTCCACCACGCCGTATTCATTATATACAGCACCCTGAGCCATCTGGTGCAATTTGCCAGCCAAGACGCCTGCCTGCTGCGCCCAGACATCAGCGCCGCTGTCCATGGTCAGCACATAGGCGCTTTCCAACTGCCTGTACTGCCTGCGTGCTGCTGCAGGGAGAGTGCAGTGGTGGTCGACGATAATCTCATCAGGCACCTGCAGATAATCTGCCGAGCTCATGCTCATAGAGCAGTCAGCGATTGTCTCGAAGACTTCCTCTTTGGCTCCGTCGCGTGGCAACCACTCATAAACGATTCCCTGATAGCCTCTGCCAGGACGCTCATATCTCGCTCTGAAGGCTGTGAGGCTCTTGCCCAGCCTGGCTCCCGAATCCAACAGATAGACCTGAGCCCACAGAGCCTCCAGGGAGCCAGTGGGCATCGGTGTGCCCGTGAGTTCATAAACATATGGAATCTTGGGTGTGAGGCGCTTCAGAGCCTTCCATCTCTGTGCTGACGGGCTCTTGAAGCTGCTCGACTCATCGATCACGATGCAGTCGTAAGGGAGTGCGCCTCCGTATTCATTGACTAACCAGCAGACGAGATCTCTGCTGATGGTGGTGATATCTGCTCCTGCCGCAAGAGCTTTGCGACGTTTGGCCGGAGTGCCGATTGCCACGGCACATGTCAGCGGGAAGCCCCACTTGCTGACTTCTCTGATCCAGGTGTCCTGCGCGACGTACTTTGGTGCGATGATCAGCACTCTGCTGATTTTACCCTCTGCGCGGAGGCGGCAAATTGCCTCCAGGGTGATAGCCGTCTTTCCGAGGCCCATGCCCAGGCATATTAAACTGTGCGGATGCTGCAGCATATATTCTATGGCTGACAGCTGGTAGGGATAAGGTGTGTAACTGTGATCCATTCCTCCTATTTGCGAATTTAACGGCGACCCGTCGGGCGTATTGCCCATAAAGTTCACGGCTCATCAGCGGGGTCGCAACGCCGCAGCCGTGGTGTGTGTGGTTCTCTATCTTATATAGTCTTAAGCAGCTCGTCCACCGCCTCATACGAGTCTATGGTCTCAACACGCATGCCAGCTGCCCGGAGCTTTTTGTGGACCTTGACCTGCAAGGCACGGGGCACTTTGCCCGGGCGCTTAAGCTCTACTCCGATCACGTACCCGTGCAGGATGACCAGGCGGTCCGGCACACCTGCCAGACCGGGTGAGGTCCACTTAGGTGCCATGCCTCCGCGGGCCTTGACCTGCTTGACCAGGTACTCCTCAATGCTTCCTTCTTCCATATGCTCTAACTCCTGTTTGTAACAACGTAACAAGCCTTGCGTAAATCTCTCAGAGGTGCCCTTTTCTGTCTCTGAGAGCCCAAATAGCAGCTTCTCAAAAAGTTTATAGTTTTTCTTGTTACATTGTTACAAAAGTGCGAAAAACCCGCTTGGCAAGCCACTTTTTCGCTGTAACAAGATTTGTAACAATGAACCATTTATGGTTTTTTTGTTACATTTAGCGGTTATTGAAAAACCGATAGGGCTATATCGGAAAACCGATAGTTGTAACAATGAACCATTTATGGCTTTTTTGTAAGAACCAAATATGGTTCATTGTTACACTTTTTTTCCGATTCTGTCGCACTTTTCGCGATCAGTTAATTGGCACCTCAGGGCCGCCGTCATGTGCCCCACCGTCTCTTACATAGACTCTCTGCGGGCCGTAGAAGCAATCAATCCGCGTGAGTCCCTGGGCCTTGTGCCAGCCCGGAATCTGTTTTAAGAGGTTGTTGATCTGTGCACTCTCTGACTTGAGCTGTGCGCCTGACAGTTCCTTATGATATAACTCCCACAAGAGTTCCTTCGCCGAGATCACGTCCCTGCGCCATCCCGAGGTAGGCCTGCTGTGCATGTTGATGCCCTGTGCGATCTCGTACCTTTCAGTCTTGGAGAGCTTGTACCACTCAACCGGAATGGGCATCTCCAGATAAGCCATAATCTCACCCAGGCGTCCATCTTCTACGGTCGCGCCGCTCTGCAGCTCGACTGCTTCCTTGGCTGCCTCGCCTGTCAGGTACAGCTTCTCGCCTTCCTTATAGCGGACTACTGCTTCCGCCCAGAGCTGATCGCGGCTCTCACGCAGCCATTCGAGCTTCTCGTCATCCATGTACTGATGCACCGGAGCCATCCACCAGCGGCGGGCCCCTGTTTCGTCTCTGAGCGGTGTGTCATCGTTGGTCGTACCGATCATGATGTATGACCTCTTGACTGCTCTTGGCTTAGCCGCATATGCTGCACGGGACTGGTCCTCAACGCGGGTGACAAAATTCTTGACGCTGTTGAAGTCTGCTTTGCTCAATGCCGATAACTCCGGCAATTCAATGGCCCACTTGCCCTGAGTCTGTTCCAGGCTCTGCTTGGCGTCCCAGCTTTCCAGCGAGGCGCCTGTCCATGCAGCCCCGAAGAGCTCTCTGATCCACGTACTCTTCCTGATGCCCTGAGGGCCCTGCAGGACCAAGACATAGTCCGCCTGGCAGCCTGGCTTATAGGCTCTTGCGACTGCTGCGCATAAGGTCTTTCTGGTAATCGCTCTCATGTACTCGCTGTCCTGAGCACCGAAGCACTTCACCAGCAGAGTATCCAACCTTTCTACGCCGTCCCATGTGAGGCTGTTAAGGTAATCGCGCACCGGATGGAAGGAACGCCAGGAGAGCACCAGCTCCACAGCATCTTCGATCTGCTGTTTGGCGGTGATCCCATATACCATTTCCAGGTATGTGCGCAGTCCGGCGAGATCCGCGTCGGTAGCACTCTGCCCTCTCGTCGCTCTGGCGTCCCAAGGTACCGGACCGCTGAGCTGATGGCACATGCCAAGCTCACTGTAGCCGCCAAAACCTGCCAGGTGAGGGTCATTGACCAGGATGCGGATGATGTTGTCTCTGTGCTGCAGCAGAACACCTTTATCTTTGTCGTACACGAGTTCACTCAGCCAGTTAGCGCTTGTGTACGCCTCCAGACTCATCATCTGCTGTGGTGCCGGAGCCTCTGCAGGTAGTGCCGCTTCCTGTTCCATCGGCCCAAAGAGCTCTTCCATCTTTTTCTGCTGCTTGTCCGCCGCGGCTGCCTGCTGCTCCGCCTGCACGCGAGAGTCGCTCATGGCCAGCTTCACCATGGCTTTATAAGATGGTGCGTTGGTAATCTTGTCGTACTGATCCTGTTTGTCCAGATTGCCGTATAAGTGGATGCGTACTAAGTCGAAGGAATTGACCAGCAGTCCCGATACGGGGTCCGTAGCATGCCAGCTGTACGCCCAGAGATCGTCATAGACGACCAGCCCACCTGTCGTACTGCCTCCGCTGTAAGTGTACCTTCCCGGTGCTACCTCTTCGTAGATTTCCGGCAGATAAGTCTCGATAGCCTCGGAGACCGGATAGGCTCTGCACCAGGCACCGATGATACCGGGCTTCGAGCACGGATCCTCTGCCTTGCTGGTCGGAGCATGCAGGCTCTTTTCGCCTGGTACTAAGGGGTATGAACTGATATCGTGCCAGTCCTTGTAGCGGCTCAGGACTTCATCGGGATCAAGCCACGGACCGTCCTGCTCCTCGTACACCCACTGCCCGTCAGAGCTCGTCGAAGGCCAGTACATGACCTGAGTCGGCCGGAAGCTGCACGGGTCTACCTGCTCAATACCTAAATCGCTTGCAATCAGCCTTGAAATCGCCACGTATTCCTCTGCGCTGACATCCCGTGCCAGAGGGGCCACCAATCTAAGCCGTGGTGCCTCAGGTGAATGCTTATGTGTGCTGTAGATGCAACAGCACCAATCTTCCATGCATGTGAGCTCAGCCCACATATCAGGTCGTGCGCTGTCGAGATCAAGCGTCAGTACCGAGCGGCACTCCACCGCTTCCTTCGTGCGCTTGCCGCCCTGTAATCTGCCGCCGACGAAGCCTCCGACATCTTTGATGGATGACTGATCCGCGCGGCTCATACGGAGGAATTCCGCATGCGTCTCACGTGTCCTATGTGTTACTTGCAGCTGACTGCACAGCTGCTGCCAGGTGATAAGTTCCTGGCGCCACACCGCGCTGTTAATTTTCCCCGCAGTGCTGATGCATAATGCCCTCGCTGACATGATGCTTCACCGTAAAAATAAGTAATCCTAATAAGTTCTTCATAAAGTTATTCTCCGTCGTCCTGCATACCCATATAGTAGTACTCCGGCACATATGGCTCCTGTGCCTGTGTAGCCACCTCCATAGCCCTAAGGCAGTAGCACACTGCCTTAACAGGGTTGCGGCAGTACAGCGGGCACTGTGCCTGTAAGCAGGGTGCCCAGTGTGTGTACACAGTGTCGCCTGCTGTAATCGTGATCTGCCTCCACGGGCAGACAATGTTGCAGTCTTTCATTCTTTTATCACCTCCGAGGCTTTACTCACCTCGGAGTCTGTCTGTTCTCTTCATCTTCCCTCTCCTTCGCTGCACATGCCTTGAGGTCATATGCAGCTCATACCGGCGTCTGCAGTGGGCGCACATGCCTTGGTGGCACATGCGACCCCTGCCCGCAGGCCTTTTCGCCTGCTACAGGCCAGTAAATCTGTCCTGTGACGCCTCGTGGGTCAGTTGCTCTTTCGCTCAACTTCCCCACCCTCGGTTTTAATTTTTGCTCAAAGCCTTTATCCATAAGGTTTTTCGGGTGAATAAAGGGTGATTCAGAAGATCTAGTGCATTTTTTCTTCACATATGTACCTTTATTGCCTCATATACCGGGTGATTCTTGCGGTTTTACGCCTCTCACCCTCGAAATGCACCCTTAATCCTTAATATAGTAAGGTGTTGTATACCCAGGAGCCGGGTGCAGCAAGCCTTTATCCCATGTACCCAGATTGGCGCCCATTACCGCTGACATTTCCGCGAGCTTTTCCGCTGCTTTGTCCGCGGGAACTTCCGCGATGACCTCGTCGTGTACGTGCCAGACGATCTCATAGCCTCTCTCCGCTAATGCTTTCACGCTTTCTGCCAGGCAGTCCCGGGCGACTGCTTGCGTTACATTTTCCGCGAGCTTTCCGCCCCAGGTGGTGATGAGTCCCCAGGCTACTCTGTCCGAGGTGCCGTGGTAGAGAATCTGTCCGTGCTCGTCGATGTATGCCTGCTGGTATGTCAACCACCTACCGCTCGGCAACTGGATATAGAGATTGCCCCCGGAATACTTGACATTAATTGCCCTGACAGTCACCGTGGTATGTTCCTTGATAGCTGTCTTGACAGCTGCCTCTAAGTCATTCCAGAAACGGACAATGTGCGGGTTACTGTCACGCCACCGCGTCACCATATCCTGAATGACCGAATCCGGCTCTCCAGCGAGGATTCCGTTGCTGTCCATTGCACGCATAGCTCCGACGCCCCCGCCGTAGCCCAAGGCAAGCACCATGACCTTTCCTTTCTGCCTCAGCGCGGCGTTAACTCCGTGCTTTTCGACGGGGACCCCGAAGGCTTTCGCGGCTGTGCTGCTGTATATGTCCTCGCCTCTTGTGAAGGCATCCAGCACCCAGGTTTCACCCGCTAACCAGGCGATCACGCGAGCCTCGATCGCGTTATAGTCGGAGACCGCGTACACCTTGCCGGGTGGGGCTATTAGAGCTGTACGAATCAGCTGGCGACACAGGTCCGGCACATCATCGTACATGCATTCGAGATAATCCCAGGCACCACCCTTCACAAGCTCTCTGATTTCATCGAGACCAGCTGTGTGGTTACGAGGCAGATTCTGTGTCTGGATCAGCCGCCCGGAATACCTGCCTGTCCTCTGTGCCCCGTAGTACTGGATCACCCCGTGGACTTTCCCGTCTCTGCATACGCAGTCAATCATGGTGCGGTACTTCTTGAGGCTCGTCATGGAGGTTGCCCTGTGAATCATCAGGACTTCTTTCACCACAGGATCCGTTGTGCTCTTAAGCAATCTGTACAGGGCTGCTTTGTCCAAGCCGTCCGGGCACTGCACCCCGTGTGCTTCCAGCCAGGCTGTAAGCTGCTGTGTGCTGCCAGGGTTTTGCAGGCCCGTCAGGACTTTTGCGCGGGCAAGCATGATGCCTTCCTGTTTCTCAGTGTATGTACATACGGATTCGCAGAGCTTGCGGTCGATCATGACTCCGCGGTCGTTGATCCTTTCATTGATCCTGTAGTGGGACTTTTCTTCTTCTAAGTCCTCGGTGTAGTGCGCCATGATTTCCTGATATAGTGCCCGCTCGACCTCGACAGTCTTTCTGCAGTATGACCGGAAAGCCACCCAAGCATCTGGTGCATGTTTTGGGAGATTACGGGTCCTGTAGCCGTTACCTGCAGTCGGTGTGCGGGGCGTGCAGAAGAAGCTCATGAACCTCTTGCCTGCCCTGTCTCTATGCTCGGCGAGGTGCAGTGCCTCGACCGCTTTGTCGAGACTGCCAGGGAGACCATACATTCTTGCCAGTGCCTGTATGCACCACCAGTTGTCCGGGGGTATGTAGCGGCCCAGATAGCGGCTCAGGCAGATGCGTTCAAATGCTGAGTTGTAGCCGAGCACTTCGACTGCCGGATCCGTGAGCGCCTCGACGAGATCCCGCGGGAGAGCTTCTCCCTGTTCGAGGTCGATTACTCTGACAGGCTCATCACCGAATGCGTAGCCGAGCAGTAAGAGCCGGAACTCCGGGGAGCCTGCATATTTGTAGGCTCCCCTGTCAATCGGAATATTGCTGTACGTTTCCGCACTAATCGTCAAGCGTTTCATACTCCAGTACCTCACCGATGATATTTGCGAGGAAGCTGGGCCACATCGGGTACCACTTGCCATCTGATGCCAGCATGGTCCAGGTGGCACCTGAGTACTTGCCTCCCCAGTCGTACCTCTTGGCTTCCATGATGTAACCTTCTTTGCTATATAAGGTCTCCTTCAGCGCTCTGAATCTGATGTAACTGAGACCATTGATTTCTTTCTTCGTCAGCATGGTGTGTACCTCCTCAGAACGGCAGGTCGTCGTCGCTGATGTCGGGGAGCTTTTCGACCTCAGGAGCCCCGAAGGCTTCTGCCAGGTTGATTGAGCTGCCCAACGGCTCTCCATCTGCGATCTTCTGAATGGCATTGAGGCCGCATGCGATACCGCGATTGCCAGCCATGGAGTAGCTGTAGAAGTTGATATTAACTCTGCCATAGCAGCCGCTGTAGACCTCTTCAGGATCGATGATCTCCTGGAGATCCAGGCCAACGACCTTCGGGCGGTGAGCCGAGTTGGCATTGATGAAGTAGCAACCCTGATATGCGAGGTCATCCGGCTTCTCGGTGTCGCCGTCTCTCAGCGGCAGTCTCAGGTTCGCAGGTACCTTGCCGCCAAAGATCCTCTGCGCTCTGGCATCCGTTTTGGCTGCCTCAATGGCAGCCCTGATCTTATTTACTGTCGCTGTATCGCTCTTAGGAATCAAGATGCTGACCGAGTACTTGGGGGCCTGCCCTGCGTCGATCGCCTTGGGCTCCCAGATGGTTACATAGCTGAGGCGTACCTTGCCTGTGGTGATTGTTGTTTTCATTTCAGATCTCCTCCTTGAACGCCTCTGTGGCGTCTTCCATCTTTCTTAATGTCGGCTTGCCTTCGACTTTTTCAATCAGGCCGCCGACGGTTTCTTCAAATGCTTCCTTGCCGAGCACCTTCTCCAGCTGGGTGATCGGCAGCAGCTCCTGCGGCTTCGAGTACTGTTCTGGCGTGTAGCCTGCTCTGTCGAGAGCCTCTCTGACCGCTTCCCTATCTGTATAGGTGCGTGTGCCCTTGCCCGGCACTACCTGCCAGCCAGGGATCTCTTCACCTGCCTGCAGCCTCTGCATCACCTGATCTTCCAGGGCTGCTACCCAGCGGCGAATCTCCTGTGCTTCTTCCAGCACCTTGCCGATTTCCGTATCGGTGAGTACTCCGTCAGTGCGTAAGGCTCTGTACGTCTCTGCCTGGTGCTTGCACTGCCCGGAGGCCCTACACCATCTGCACCAGCTGCCTGCGTGGTAGCTTCCTGTGCCATCCAGCGCTGTGAGCCCTGCAGGCACCAGCACCTCACTGATCCACTGCTGCAGCTCTTCTGCTGTGAGGATGTCCTCGTCAGTATGCCCCATGCGAGGCTGGCAGATGACCAGGTGCAGTGTCTCGATCTCATAGATCTCATTGAGCAGGTCATAGACTCCTGCGGCGTAGGTCATCAGCTGTGCATTGCCCTGTGCGCTCACAGGCACTCCGGCGCCGTACTTCAAATCCAAGATCCATGCTTCCTTGCCTGCTACGATCACTGCATCTGCAGTGCCCCAGCACTCAGGCAGCCAGCGTTCCAGCGTGACGACCTGCTCAAGCATCAGCGTGGCGTCCCTGTGCATCTCCTGTGCGGCTGTGTATGTTTCCATCACTGTCTGCAGATAAGGGTAGATGCCCTGATACAGCTCTCTGGTCTCTTCGGTGTCCTCGATGTCATCCTGGCTCCAGAGATCCGCGTCACCCTGCATCCAGTGCCTCAGTGCCTTTTCAGCCAGCTCGTGAGCTCTTGTTCCCTCTTCCGCATACGGCGATGAAGTTTCCGGCATGTGTGCTGTCAGGGCAACTGACGCCGGGCAGTGGATCCAGCGATCCGCTGAGGACGGTGCCAGTAAGGCGTGTGCTCTTGTGCGATGATCTACTGTGGTCATGCTGCCTCCACGCGCCGTGCAAATTCTTCGAGGCGGTCGTTCGGGAGCTGACTGAATTTCGCCCCGGTGCCTAACATGTCTGCCAGGATTGCCGGGATATCAACACCCTGTGATCTGCGTTCTCCACACAGCTGGCGAACTTCTGCCCTGCGAGCTTCCCAGTCCACCGGCTTTGCAACCTCCGGTTCTGGAAGCGTGGGCTTTGGTGCTTCTTTAGCTGTCATTCCGATCAGCGCTCTGATGAGCTCCTGCGCCGCCGGATCTAATCCGACTGTGACTTTAATTTCAATCATGCTCTGTTGCCTCCTTCTGCTGCGAGCACCATGGCTCTCAGCTGCTCGTAATCCAGCCCCAGCACCTGCAGTGCCGTTGTGGTGCGCACCTTATGCGGGTGTACCATCCAGGCTTCGCCGAGCTGCTCCACGTCAATCTTTCTGGCTGCTGCATACACCCTGCGAGCTACTCCTGTCTCGCATCCGATCAACCTCTTGATGTCAGTGGTCGTGACGTACGGACAGCCGAGAGTTTCGAGTCTACTTTTCAGCCTCTGCATCTCTTAGCCCTCCATGCCGCTTCGAGCGCTTCGGCAGTTACCTCATCCTTTGCCTCCTGTACCGCGTCTTCGATCGCGCCTGCAATATTGAAGCGCTTGACAGTTTCTGCCACCATGACAAGCGGCTCGTCATAGATCAGCTTGTAGCGGTAGTCGCCTTCTTCCAGGTCTTTGGCTTCCTCTGGTGTGATCTTAGTTACATTCCAGTACCAGGCTCCTTCGTCCTCTGCGTACCACAAGCCCAGCATGCGTACCGGGAATGTCAGCACGCCTTCTCTTTCGTCGTACGTGCATCCGTGCTCGATGAGCTTCTTAATTACTGCTCTTTTCATATATGTTTATCTCCTCTCAGGGTTTTCTTCTTGTGTGGTCGTGGTATCCTAAGCGAGATATTTTGTTCCGACTTCCTAGGACAGTGTCCGTTTAAAAATCAATTTCATCAGCTCTAAGCCCTGACAGCTTCTGCAGCGCGATCAGCTCCTCGATGCGCAGCTTACTCTTAGCTACTGCGAGGCGATGATAGCGGTCTAATGTGCAGCCCAGCGCATCAGCCATCTGCTTTCTTGTGAGACCGAGCTGGATCCTGATTGCTTCAATTTTCATCGGCTTCATACCTTTCTACCTCCTTACACCTATATTATATAGCAAAAAATCCGACTTTCAAGGACATTATGCAATTTTTTCTTGAAATATCCGAAATCGGTTATTATTATATCAATAGGAGGACAAAACTTATGTACCCAAAATATGAAGTCACCGGGTCGGTGGGCAAAAAGGTCTACGGTGCGGAGTGGCTTACCACCAACCCGGCGAGTAAAGCATACTACGAGAGGATCGGCATGCTGTACAGGCAGCAGCGGCAGATCCGGCACCTGTCCCAAGAGCAGGTAGCCGAGCAGACCGGGTGCCGGAGCAAAAATACGGTTTCGCTGTTTGAACAAGGGCGCAGTGCTATTTCCATATACCAGTTAAAGCTGCTCTGCGAAGCTATCGGAGTCAGCTACATCAAGCTCCTGGACCGTGTAGAGCGCGGCGAGGACATGCTCTAATATGGCTGTATATAAGGATAACAACCGCGGCACCTGGTATACAGTCTATCAGGAGCTGGACAGTACTACAGGTTTAAGGCGGCAAAGGTGTAAGCGCGGCTTTGCCTCCAAACGCGAAGCTCAAGCCTACGAGGCAGCACACCGGGTAGTCGGCGGCACAGTGGCAGTAGAAGACAGAACCTTTGAGGATCTCTGCAACGAATACCTGGACAGCATAGACGCCAGCAAGACAGCACGCAGCTTGAGAGCATCCTGGCTCCGGCTGCACTTTCCCCTGCTCGAAGCACCTATGGGGCAGGTCACCCGCCCTGCTCTGGTGCAGTGGCGCAATGAGCTCAGGAACACTGGCCTGGCTAACAGAACACTTAATCGCGGTATCGGCTATGTGAAAGCTGTCTGCGCATATACCGCCAAGGTGTACGGCGTATCGGACGCGGGCGTTGTGCTCTCAGGCTTCAAATTGTCCAAAGAGGACAAAGAGGAAATGGAAGTCTGGAGCCCGGAAGAGTTCAACCAGTTTCTTTCATGCGTGCATGGTGAGTACTACCGGGCATACTTTTCTTATTTATATTGGACTGGTGCACGCCGCTCTGAGGGATTAGCATTATGCAAGGATGACATCAAAGGCAACAGGGTCCGAATCTGGAGATCCATAAAGCACTACTCCAATGGTTTCCTGCCTCTCAAAACCGACAGCAGCGAGCGCACCATCCCCTTGGACTCCACCACTTTAGCCATGCTGCAGCCTTTGCTGGAGCGCGCAAAGCCGTTTGTCTTCGGAGGCGACCGCAGCCTGCCGATCTCCAACGTCCAGCGCGAGTTCGCACGGGCTATCAAGGAGTCAGGCGTCAAGCCAATCAGGATCCACGATCTACGGCACTCGCACGCCTCCCTGCTGCTGAGCCGCGGTGTCAGTGTGATCGCAGTCTCCAAACGGCTGGGGCATTCGTCTATCAACGTAACCTTGAAAACGTATGCTCATTTATTAAAAGAGCAAGAGGACTCCTTGGTCGCTGTGATAGACCAGATTAGAGCCGATTGAACATGTTTTTTTTAAAAATGTTATCAAAATCTTATCACGGCTTAGGCTGAAACACGAAAAAACCCGCTATTTAAGCGGGTTTTCTACAAGTATGGAGCGAGTGAGCGGAATTGATTATAGGCTTTTTTGCCATTTCTTAGATGGTCAAAAACCTTTATTTATAAGGCTTTTCCGCTCTTAACCGACCATGCCTTATCAGAAAAAAGTTATCAAAATGTTATCACGATTTGTGGTACTTTTCTACTTTTGCCCATGCACTATACAGCAACGGCGAAGTGTAGAGGTAGTTTCTGAGGCTCCAGTCGGTCAGGTCGTCCCATTCAACCATGTGCTGCACTGCGCCATAAATCTGATCGATCATGTCCTCAATCAGGAAGACGAGCCTCTGCCGCTCAGGAGTATCAGGCCCTTCGATGATCGACTGCACGTCCAGATTACCGACTTCAGCCATCTCGCGGATTGCAGCTTTCAGCTCCTCTTCCGTGTGTACGACGAGGAAGTTCATCACCTCCTCCGGCTCAGCGTCCTGCATGATCAGCTTACAGTTACCCTCCGCGGTTTCATGCAGCTCAGTCCATAAGCGGAGGCATTCCGGCCCGTCTGGTACCTGCAGTGCAATACCTCCCAGGGCTCCTTCCACCGGACAGGCAATGATCCACTTGCTCGGAGGCGTCAGGCGCTCGTCTACGTAGGCTTCCATCTGGACTCCACGTCGCATCAGGGTCAGCTGGTTAAGATCCTGTAAGGTCGGCTTGATGCCGTGTGCTTCCAACTTGGCAAGCGCCTGGCGCACAGGCTCTGGCGTTCCCCTGTCCTCATACAGCCCCTCAATGCCGCCTTTGATATAGGATGCCATGTCATCCAGCGTGATTTCTTGAATCTCACAGCCACGCTCCTCTGCAAGCTTTGAAAGGCCCACAAAGTCCCACTGCACGTGCTGCTTGGGCGGTACGGGTGCCTGCTCTGCTGCCAGCTCGTCCTTCAGCTCCTGCAGCTGCTTCTCCAGCTCTGCAATTCTCTCTTCAATGCTCATAGGTCATCCTCCTTTAGGGTACAAAAGCACCCCGCGGGGTGCCAAGATCTCAATCAGTATATCAGTCAGCTCTTCGTGATCACCCAGCGTCTGTAAGATGCTAAGCGAGAGAGCATCGGGTCGTATGTGCTCCAGCAGCAGTGCCAGCAAGACCTGCTGCGCGAAGGTCTTCACCACTTCCTATTCCTCCGCCTATCCCACTTGGTGTACTGAACACCAGTGGACGTTCTGCCATTTGCCCAGTATATCGGGCGGGTGTAGTTGCGCCGAAAGCCGGAGTATGCACTCGGGGTGCTCGAGCAGTTGCTGCCCGTGTCCTCCTCCTCTTCCGCCTGTTTAGTGTACGAAGGTAAGAAGCCCGTGCCAAAGTCGTCGTCCAGCACCAGCATGATTGTAGCCATCTTTGCAAAGAAGCCGCTTGAACTCATCTACTGTCCTCCTATGACACTATTATACCATAAAAGGAAGCGGTCCGCGATCTGACCTGGTGACATGTGGCTGAAGATGTCGTAGCGGTCAAGGGTCTTCTGGAAAAATGCCGTCTTGTCTATGTTGTCGTAGTGTCCATTGAACTCATCGTGAATTGCCTTGTCAACGGCTGTGAGGTACTCCTCCGTAGTGCAGTCGCTCTCAAGCACTGCGCTCATCAGCTCATCCACGCTGCTGTACCTGCGAGCCGGTATGGTACCAGCTATGATCCCCTCGCACTCTTCGAAGGCTTCTAGTGTTTCGCGCTTCATTGGCGGAAGAAGGTGAAAGGCGCGCCGATGTGTCGGTAGTCTATCCGGCAGGTGTCCTTCGCTGGTACCTCGATCGGTACTACGTAATATTCTTGGTACCACGCACGCTCCGCGTCCGGGTTCTGCAGGTAGTCGTTCATTGTGCAGTCAGCAACACTGCGCTCCATAACAAGTTGCCTGCCGTCAAGGTGCCCTACGTAGATGCGTGGAACATCTACCAGCTCATTGCGCCCCGTCTCTTCATTGAAGACCTCAACGTACGTGTACTTTTTATACTCAATGAGCACTACGCCGTCGTCTCCGATCATCATCTCCGCGTCGTTGGTCGCCCAGGAACCTACGAGCGCGGGATCTGCTGCAGGCTGCTCTTCTACTGGCTGTGCTGTCTGCTGCTTAGCGGGCAGTGTCCGCCATAGTGCAATCAGGCTGATGCACAGTGCCAGTGCGGACAGTATTAGTGATAAAGTTGTCTTTTTCATATGTCCACTATACCACAAAAAAAGAGCCCCGAAGGGCTCGTTCATCCCTGGAATCGACGTCGTACAAGGATACGAGAGTACGGTTGAATTTTTTTCTCTCTCGTGAAGACTAAATCTTTTCCGTCTTCGCCTTTACGGAAAGCAACGATCTCGAACTGGTCAGGGTTATATTTATCGAGGAATGTGATCGGAACGCCCATCACGCCGTCATAATCCATCGGAATTTCGGAGACCTTGTTAACATTGATAGCATCGTAGTTATCGTACTTGGGATATTTCCCTTCGTTTCCTTTGTAATTCTTTGTAAGAAGCAGAGGCTCGTGTGACTTATCCAGGTCGAGGTTGGTAAACCAGACTTTATCGCCGAATCTCTGCATTTTTCCTTCAGGTGTACCAAATTCCTTTACGCTCGTATAACCAAAGAAAATCTTATTATTCTTGAACATAGGGAATACGTCTTTATAAGCGACCCATTTAATGTCTCCAATAATAACGAATTTCTTATTATATTTTCTTAGCAAGGGGATATAGTCGGTTCGGGCGATTGAGAACGGCGGATTAGTTACCACAATATCTGCTTCCTTCATTAACTCGATGCATTCCTCGCTTCTGAAATCCCCGTTTCCCTTCAGAGGCGTCTTGATGAGGTTGACCATGTCGTCATTGAGCATCTCCCCTTCCCATTCAAGCTTGTAGGAAGGAGAACCGTCTTTTTCATAATGAGTGCAGATTACTTTCTTAATCCCGAGCATCTTGAAGTGCTTCTTAAAAAATGTGAAGAAAGCACTACACTTCGGGTCGTCACAGTTACATAAGACCGTTTTCCCCTGAAACTGTCTGACGTAATCCGGGTGCTCTGAGATCTCATGTTCAATATCTGTAAGCTGTGTATAAAACTCATCGTTCTTCGCTGCTTTGGCCTTGTGAAGGTTGTCGTTTTTGCTCATAAAAAAAAGGCCCCCTGTTTCCAGGGAGCCGTCCATCTCCTTTCAATTGTCTTCCGCTTTCTGCCGCAGTACTTCAAGCGCTTCTGTGAGCACCTTTGGCATGGGTAATCCCATAAGCCCCAGGTTTTCCACGATGGAGATGCCCTCTGAGGCGATAAAGGCTGTAATTACCGTGCCGCGGATCAGCTCGGTGCCAGTGACGGAATCCAGCTGTACTGCCACATAGACTGCCAGCAGGATGCCGACCTTGCGGAAGAGCCCCTTGATGCACGTGCGGCTCTCCAGCGCGCCGTTCGCAGTCTTCATGCTTGCATGGAAAACTCCGGCGCAGATGAGGCCGGTGATATAGTCAGCTGCCATGAGCCCTACGAGGGCATGCAGCAACGCGTCCCAGCCGCCCAGAGCAGCTGCGATTGTGCCGCCGATCACTCCGATGGTAGTACAGAGCGCGGCGCGTGGTGTGATATGCATTAGTGCTCTCCTCCTCTGAGGGCGTAGAAGCCTGCGCCCTCACCTGTCCAGCCTGCATCAATCAGAGCATTGTACTCCTGCTTGTTGGCGGTGTAGAAATGCTCTCCGGTGTGCGTGTTGTAGAGCCTGTAGATCGGTACATGCTTCTCGGGATCACTGGCCCATGCGGCTCCTTCACTCACCAGCCCGAGTCCCTGCAGGGATACGCGCTCCCTTACATTAGTGGTGTAGCAGTGGTCGCCGATTGCCCTATTATATAAGCGCCATACGCTCGTACCGTCCGTCGGCGAGTACCACGCGACCCCTTCGTCTCTCCAGCCGAGCTTGACCAGAGCCTCACGCTCCTTGGTATTTGCTGTGTAGTGGTGGAAGCCGTGCGGGTTATACAGCCTGTAGACTGCAACCTCTCCCGCCTTCGGATGTGCAGGCTTCAGAGCTCCTGCAGCTGCTTCCTTGACGCTGTAATCGCACCACGGCAGCTTTCCATGCCTCCTCCAGGTGCGAGTATTGTAGCCTTTCACCTTGCCGATATTACCGCATGCCGTGATCTGTACACGGTTCGCCCACTTCGGCGAGCACTCGACCACGAGCCCGTTGCCAATGTAGATGCCGATGTGCTGCGGCATCCAGACCGCTTCGCCGACTGCGATGTGGCTAAAGTCCGTAGAGACTCCAGAGCAGCGTGCGATCATGCCGTCGGCGTTGGTGTCCGGCACTCCATTGGAGGCATACCTTGCGCCTCCGTACTGCTTGGTCTTATCACCGGCCCAGCCCCACAGCAGACCTTTGATTAAGTTGACGCAATCAAACCCGAAGACATCCTCTTTGGCTTTGCTGATCATCATCTGCCTGAGCGGCCTGCGGTTGTAAGGGCTGTTTTTCTTGTAGCGTGCTTTGTTGACCTCATTGAGTGGAGCACCGAAGCACCCCATGACGTATAAGGTCTTGTAGTTCTTCGCGACGTCTGTCGCCTTGGCTGCAAGCTCTGCAGCCGTCATGACATAAGCCATCATGTCTACCTCCTCATTAAAGCTCTCACCTGCGGCATTATCTTAGCCTGAGCGGCCTGCACGATTGCATCCGTCAAGGTCCTCTTCGGCTGCCCCAGTGTGAGCTTGCTGATTTTCTCACCCAGCACGTCGTACTCCAGCCCGACGCACTCAGCACGGGCCACTACGTCCGGTGCCACGAGCTGCACATAGTCGCAGAGCCGGATCGGGTCGGATCCGTATAAACCGCCCCAGTCCAAGGTGTCTTCAGGCGCCACGCAGTCGATCTCCAGCGAGTCCTTAAGCACCCAGGGCTGATTGCCTGCCAGGTACGCCTGCGCCTTGCTGCGCAGCTGTGCCGCTGTCGGCTCCGTGTCCCAGTACGTACTGCAGTCCATAGCCTGTGCGATTGCTGTATCTGCAGTGACACCGCTTGCGTACACGATGTACTCAGGCAGCGTGACCACGTGCCCGTCTTCGCCATCTACCCAGTAAGGCACCAGGGCGTTATAGACACCGTCCCTGTCCAGCACTCTGTCCAGCGCCAGAAGGTTTTTGCCGTACCGCACCTCAGTGGTACTGTCCTTGCCCCTGTGCTGTGCGAGCTTAACAGTCCATCTGTCCCATGTGAGCTCTCCGCCGCCGTAGGTATCGAGGATCGAGCCGTCCATGCCTCCGATTACCTGCCTGATGCTTGCAGGCCTCATGAGGGTGAAGTTCGCGGCTGTCGTCTTCGTAGTCGAAAAGTCGAAGCCGCATGTGTTGATTGCATTGTCTGCGAGACCCTGCATGGCAGCTGCACATGTAGCCGCTGTGTAGGGCTTGCAGATGATGCCGTTGAGTCTGTAGCTCACGTGCCTTGCGTGCACTGTGCACACACCGCTGATCGGGCTCTCCACCTTGATGATGTCGAAGGGCTGCAGGTCTCCTGTGCCGTCGTGCGGCGCCAAGATCACATTGCCCGGTAGCAGAGAGCTAAAGAGCCTCCCTGCCACCGGATAATCCAGCTCCAGCTCGTACTTACTGTTGCGCTCCTCAGCTACGATACACCGGGTCGCGGAAGCAAGAGCTCCAAGGCCCATGCGTTCAAAGGATCTCTCCTCAGAGCCGTAAAGTACCGGAATCATACTTTCCACCACCTCGGCTTAATCTGCAGCCGCTGGAAGTCCCCTGTCACCGTGAGCGGGTGATATGATCCAGGCAGTGTGGGGTACTGGTGATTCGGCAGTGTGATGTAGTCGCTGTAGTCCACTAAGCCGTTGATGCCTGTACAGGTGTGCGCGTCACTATCGATATACACCACAGGGTTATCCGGGATCTCAGCGATCGCGACTGTCTTGCCGTCGAACGTAAAGCTCCCGTGCCCCTGCACCTCGATGAGCGGTGAGCTCGCCCACTGAGTCGGATTATGAATCGTACCACCATACCGAAAACTGATCCATGTGTCGCCCGACTGTAAGAAGCGCTGCGGGCGCGCGTCGAAGTGCAGTGTGAACCGCGCATCTGCGAGGCTCAGCAGCTCTACTTCCATACCGGTATACCTGGCAAGCAGGTACTCGTCGGTAGTGTCCGCGCCGTTAAGGTACAGTTCCAGGGGCTTGTATGCTCCCCCGGCGCTTTCCATCACATCGGCCACGAGTCTCACGAGCCCGCGCACGTCGTCGCCGTAGTCCTGTGAGATGCACTCGATGATGACCTCCCTGTTCGAGTATCGCTTGCCGTCTACTACCAGGTCACCTGAGCGCCCCGGTACCTCGATGGTCTCTACTACACGCTCTGCAGGCGCGTAGTAGTTGGTCTTAGTGACCCTGAGCCACCTGCTAGAGAGGCGGCTGCCGTTATACACGATGTCTTGTGCAATCATGCCCAGACCGCCTCCTCTCCATCGATGTCCCCAATCAGGAGCCTCTTGACCTCTGCGGCTACCTCACGTGCCGTCTTATAGTCGTGTGCGTCAATGTTAATAGCCACGCCGCCGTAGTTGCGTACGGATGTCTCCTCCGGCGCCTTTGCGCTTTCAAGTGACTTAGTGTTGTACGTCATTGTGGCTTCAAGCGGCACGCTGCTGTACGCTTCCTTAGCCATGTCTTCCATGGCCTCTGTGAGGTACTTGGTGTCGTGCTCGACGCCCTCTGCAGCACCTCTCGGCAGCATACGTCCGACCGTTTTATTCATCAGGGTACTCGGACTGTGGATCCCGAAGAACTTCTTGACTGCTGTCCATGCATTCCTGGCCATATCGACCATCTTGTTCTTGAGCGCATTGCCTGCTCTGCCGACGCCTGCCACGATGCCGTCTACTGTCCTGCGGCCCAGAGAGCCCCAGTCCTGACGGCTGAAAGCTGACCATGCGTCACGCGCAAAGCCACCCAGGCGAGCTGCGATCTGCCCGCCGACTCTGCCAATGCCACCGACCACAGCGCTTATAGCCTGTGTGCCGAGACCCACCCAGTTAGTCGTGCTAAACCTTCTCCACGCTTCCCGCGCGAAGCCACCGACTCGTGCAGCGATCTGGCCTCCGAGCTGCCCAAGGCCGCTCAGGATCCAGCCGATCACCTGTGAGCCGAGCGACACCCAGTTGGTAGTGGTGACTGCTCGCCATGCCACCTGGAAGAAGCCCAGAAGCTTAGTACCGATCTGTGCACCAACCTTGCCGAGTCCACTAAGAATCCAGCTGATTACCTTGACACCCAGACTGACCCAGTCGGTAGTGGTGATGAGGGTCCAAGCGCTCTTGACCAGACTGCCTACAGTGCTCATCAGCTTACCTGCCAGTGAGGCGATACCGCTGATCACCTTGCCCAGCAGGTCAGCGCCTGTCTTGATCCACGGTGTCTGCATGATGCCCTGGACGATTCCGAGGCAGAGAGTTGCAATGCACTTAAGCAATCCCGGAATAGCAGCAATGATTCCTGCAGTCAGGCGCCCGAGGATCTCAAAGCCCTTGAGCACGATCTCCGGCAGGTGCGCTGTGATTTCTCCAAGCAGCCTGCCGATAACCTCGCCGATGCTGCGGGCTACTTCCGGCATACCGTTTACCAGCCCAAGTGCCATGCTGACCATGAGCTCAGTGCCCCGTGCCAGCAGCTCCGGCATGTAGTCCAGCACCGCACCCAGCATGCCTGCAAGCACCGTGCCTGCCGACCTGATGATCTCCGGCACTCCGGCTAAGATCCCGGAATCCAGGCTGCCGATCAGGTCAGACGCCACGATGCCCCAGTCAATAGAGGTCAGTGTGTTATACACCGACTGTGCCAGCTGCCCGGCTGCAGCGATGAGCTGTGGCACCCCCTGCACCAGTCCGGTGGCAAGGTCTGTCACCATGTCGATGCCGGAGTTTATCAGTTCATCCGCGTACTGCGCTACACCCTGCACTGCGCCTACGATCAGCTGCGGCACGCTCGCAAAGATTCCTCCGATCATTGGCAGGAAGTTCCCCAAGAGCCATGTGGCAGTGGTGCTCGTCAGAGCCTGTAAGCTGCTCTGCAGGTCGCCGCCTGTCGTCATAGCACCCAGCAGATTGGACCAGGCAGCCCGCATTGCATTAAAGCTGCCTTCCAGCGTGGTACTTGCTTCCTGTGCAGTTGTGCCCGTGATACTCAGCTCTCCCTGCACTACATGGATGGCCTGATAGACATCTGACAGGTTGCTGATGTCGTACTTGATGCCGCTAATCTTAGTGGCATCTGCCAGCAGCCTCTCCATCTCTGTCTTAGTGCCGCCATAACCTAATTTGAGGTTATCCAGCATGGTGTAATTCTGCTTGGCGAATCCCTGATACGCCATTTGGATTGATTCCATGCTCGTGCCCATTTTGTTGGCGTTGTCGGACATATCGACCATCGCCATATGGGCGATTTTTGCCGCTTTGCTGGTGTCTTCTCCAAGCCCCTGCAGCAGAGAGGCGCTGAAGCTGGTGACTGACTGCATGTATTCATTCGCACTGACGCCTGCAGTCTTGTACGCCTCTGCGGCATACCTTTTCACCTCGTCGGCAGAGTCCTTGAAGAGTGTCTCGATGCCGCCAATACTCTGCTGCAGCTGACCTCCCTGCGTGAGAGCAGATGAGATCATTTTGCCAATGCCCGCAGCGGCTACGAGCTTGGTTGCCATGCCGACAAAAGCCTTAGTCCAGCTTTTACCGCCAGTCTCTCCGGCCTTGTCGGCTTCGGGGTCCAGCACCTTACTGATTGACCCCGCTATGCCCTGAGCTGAGGGCACAATCTGCACATATGCCTTTCCTAACTCTGGCATGATACCTCCTCCAGCAGCTTCTGCCTCTGCCGCTCGAAGCCCTCAGCTGTACTGTAACCTGTCGGCTTCTCCGTCTCCGCCTCACCGAGGAAGAGATCCAGCAGTGGCTTCGGGGCTTTGCGGCCCTTGCTGCCGTCTTTCGTGCGTGACCACCGGAGCCAGGTGAGGTTATCCAGTATAGCAATCTGCACTAAGTCCCTGGTCGGAATCTTCGTGCCATTCATCGCCATACCTACCCGGCTATCAGGTCGCAGCCCAACGACAAAAGCTGCCAGCGTAGTAGCTGGCAGCCCCCGGTAGCCTATAATGTGGTACACCTCCGCAAGATCACATATTAGTTCTGTGCGATGATGTACTAGCACATGGGCTGCGATCATCAGTTTTTTCCGTCTTCAATAGCGGCGAGCGCCTCTTCGGCTACGTCCATCAGGTGCCTCGGATCGATGCGCCCTGACGATTCACGGCAGAAAGCCTCCAGGGACTTCTTGCCCCCGATGCCGAAGACCATCTTGATGAAGCGCGGCGTGGCGAGCAGGTTGCCTTCGTCAATCTCGCTGAGCAGGTCTAAGAGCGCCCAGTCGTTGAGCTTGTCCGTGTCGATCTCGTACTCCCAGCCGGACGGTGTTGTACCCTTTTTGATCATGCTGCCGCCTTCTTCATATACTCATAGTGAGTATTTCCAGCCGCATCCGGCACTGCAGACAGAGTGGTCTCGTAGCCTACAGCCTCGCCGTCGGCGTATGTAATATCACCGACCTCGATGACCTTAGCCTGCGGGAGTACGACACGCTTGAGGACGTTGCCGTTGAGAATCATCTCAGCGACGTAAACCGAGTACGGCAGCGCGGCGGTATTGGCCTTGACCGTGATGCCTGACTCGAGATCGCCGGAGACATTGTCGTCACCGTAGACCGTTTTGAGCACTGCAACTGACAGTGCCTCGATCAGGGTAAACTGCCAGTGGTCCTGTTTGCCTGTCAGGACTTCCAGCACGGTGTCGCCGCCCCAAGCCTTAATGGTTTCGTTCTCCGTCTCGGTGGAGTTTACAAGCCCCTCATCCGAGCAGTAGCCCAGGCACTGAAAAGCTTCGTCCAGCGGCGTGGTCGCGTCTGTCGGGAGCGCCGTGCCCAGAGGAGCTCTGTACAGCGAGCCGCCGATCTTAGGCTTGCCAGTCGTGACGTGTAAAGCGTTGTTAGCCATAACTAACCCTCCTTATATTGTTAGTAGTGTGTGATATCGAAAACAGCCTGATAGCGTGGCTGCTTCGTAAGCGTTTTGCTAAAGGCGGCATCTCCTACGAGCCGACAGCCGCTAATCTCAGGGAGCTCCACGAGCTCCTGCACAGCTGCTATGACCTTCTCATGCAGCACGGCAGCTTTATACAGCGTGTCCGCGTAGCTCAGCACCGCAACGGTCGTATGCCGGATATGATCCCGCTCTGATCCGCCTGTGCGCTGCACCACGCAGTACTTGTAAGCCTCACCGGGTCTTGGCTGCTCAGGCTCAGAGGCATGTACGCCGCAACTCAGCTTGTTCTGCAGGTAGTCGATTACCACCTGTTCTATTGGTTTCCTGTCCATGCTTGCATACCTCCTCTTAACCTAGTGCCCTGAGGAGCGTGTTGTTCTCCTCGTTATCCCTGACAGCCTCTGAGCTCTCCGCCCAGACTCTGCCGTGTGCTCTCGTCTTGCCTGCCCGTGAGGCATCGTGCCCATACCCGGCGCCTGCTCTGCTTGCCACCTGAGCGGCGTAGTCATCCAGTACCTGCGCCATCTCTTCGGACTGCAGAAGCTCTTTAACCCCGGCGCGGTTGAGTTCTATGCGCAACTTACGCATAGCGCTCCACCTGCACTTTGCGGTGCCAGGGGCCGGGTACATTGGCCTCTATGCCCTCTTCCGGTATGCCGACCGCCTTGTACTTATGCCCTGCGATTTCCACGATGGCTCCCTGCCAGTTGTGCGTATCTCCCTTAGGGATACCCAGCACATAACTGATCATGGCGCCTGTGCGTGTATAAGCATCTGTGCGCTCTTCGGCACTCGGCAGCGCGACCAGAACGCCCGCGACCTCCACGGGCTCTTCTGTTGTGTACTGCATCTCACCGAAGGGGTCCATGCCTGCAGGTGTCGGCTCGTAGAGCGTGACCGTCATGCCCTGGATCATAAGCTGCCGCCCTCCGGGGCCCAGGGGTCAATGACTCCATAGCGGGCTCTCTTGAGGCCTAAGCGCTTCAAATCCGATGGCATGATGGCATTGCCGATACCGCCGCCTGGTACTGCATAGGTGCCTGACCACGAGTAGCCAAGAGCTCCCTGGCTCTCCGTCGTCATAGCCTCTCCAGTGGTGCTCTGCCGCAGAATTCTTGAGATCACGGAGACAACAACTTCCTTAGCTACCGAGCCAACTGTCTCATCTGCCGCGATCATCTGGTCCAGATCCCTGCCGACCATGCGTGCACGGTACCGGAGCTCATCAGAAATCAAAGGCAGCAGTGCCGCAGCCCGTGTGAGCTCGTCTGCAGTGAGTGCTCTCCAGAGCAGTATGATATCCGCTGTGGTTGCATAAGGCTCCATAGGTGTACCTCCTTTACAAATAGAGGCACGAGGCTATACGGCCCCGTGCCTGAGTGGTTATTTCTTCGTAGTGGTCTTCGTAGTGGTCTCAGCGCCCTCAGGAGCCTTTACGAGCTCCCAGATGTCGCCCTTCAGCTCAACAAAGCTGCAGACCATGTAACCATTAAGCTTGCATCTGTATACGTACATCATGCTACCTCCACGATAGTGCCGAAGCGCTTCGGATCCAGGATACCCCAGCCCAGGTAAGCCTCAGCTCTGAGGTACACCTGATTGTGGCCCTTGAGGTCGCCCAAATCGCTGTTGTCAGGGTTACCATACTGGATGATCTCATACGTGATGTCCTGCGCGTAACCCCACTTAAATGCGGAGAAATCACCGACCACCGCATAAGTGATGAGCTGGTGCGCCTGGCCATCGTAGAAGTGGCTGCCAGCAAAGCCCAGTGTAGTGGACTTGCCGAGCTTAAGACCTCCCAGGTACTCCGGCGCTCCACCGAAGCGGAATTCCGGGTACAGGTACGCGCCGCCATCTGTCTTCTTAGCTGCCAGCTCCTGACCAATTTGCGGTCCGTACAGCATGCCGTTAGGAGTTGCTCCGCTGTCAGCAGAAATCGCTGCAATCATGCCCTCGATGGACTCTTCGGTCTGACCAGCGTAGTGACCGAACTGGTGCCCGGTGCCCGCCTGACCTGTTGCGTCGTAGAAGTTGTTCTTGCCGATTAAGTCACTATACGTTGCCGTGCGCGGGTTGATACCCAGAGTGCTGGAGAGATCCAGAGCTCTTGCAAACTTTTTGGACGCGCCGTCCGTGAAGCTCTTGAGGATGTTGAGCTGGTACTCTTCTGAGGCCTTCATGAACTCATCGGAGATTCTCAGGCCATATTCATACTTAAGCGGTGCTACCTTGACAGGTGCCAAGGCGCCGCCGCCGTTGGTCTTGGTGCCGCTTTCTGCGACTAAGTCTGCTTC